TCTGAATTCAAAGCAGCTATGAAAGAATTAGAAACTTTCAAAGCAGCAGAAGAAGAAAGATTAGAGAAAGAAGCAGAAGCAAGAAAAGTTGAAACAGTAGAAGCAATTATATCCAAAGAAATCTTATTTGGTTCAGTCGAAGAAGACAAAAAGGATGCTCGTGTCGAAGAACTTTCCGCTTGGGATGAATCCAGATTGACTGGATTTAGCGACGCTCTAGCAGCAATGCCTGAGCCAAGCAACGACGTCGAACGTTCTTTCGGAAAAGGTAAATCATCTGACGAAGGTGAAGTACCAGAAACCAAAAGAGAGTTCGGTATGAAAGTAGTTGACGGAAAAATCAAATTGAACAGAGACTACTATCTAAAAGGTGATTAAATATGGCAACAGAAATTTTAATTAACGATGGTGGAGCTCCAGCTCGTATTTTACCATACGAAGCAGCTGAAGCAATAACCGCCGGCTCTGCATGTACCGTTGATGCCAATGGTAAATTGCAGCTAGCAGATACAGGTGACGCCGCCGCTAAGTTTGCATACGCAGGAATAGCATTAGTCGATGCCGACGCTGGAGCAATAGTGTCTCTAGTAACAGGTGTTGGAGTAATTCTAAACATTGCATGTGCTAACGTCAATGCAGGTATCATTATGATGATGGGGGCAGCAACGCCCGGAGAATTGGTCACAGCTACAAACGCAGCAACTGCACCAAAAGCTCAAGCCGTCACATTAGAAAACAACAGTGGAGCAGGACTGACCAAGTGTCAGACTCTCTAAGGAGATAAACTATGGTCGACGCAACTCCCGGTCTATTGACAACCCTGAACACAGGTTCCTACGCCAACACTGGTGGAACAGGTGAAAGAGTACTCATTGACTACAAAGACGCAATTATTGACTACAAGGTCGCAGACCTTCCAGTTATGCAATTCTTTGCAGACCCAATGTCTACTGATACAGGGGGTAATATTGATATTACTTTCGGCAAACCTAGCATGAAGCTAGAACAACTAGAAGAAGGTACAACTCCGCAATACCAACACACAAAACTACGCTCTGAAAGAGTGGCAGTTAAAGAGTGGGGTATAGCAATTGGTGTAACCCGAAGAATGATTGAAGATTCAAGATTCAACGAAGTAGAAATGGCTTTGAATGAAGCCCGCAGAGCTGTAGACAGGCACATGACCCAACACGTTACTAACGTAATATTTGGTATCGGTGACGCAACTCTACAAACAGGTGTATTGTCTGGAGGAGCTTACTCCACAATTACCCCACAATCTGGTGGTTCATACGCAGCAGCTACTTCCGACGAATCAAACATATCTGATTTCAGTAAGGCAGAAAACGGTGGTTTCCTTGGAGCAAAAGCTACATTGACAGGAACTGCAAGCAGATTAGACGACTACGCAAATCAAGGCGTAACCATCCTATCTGGAGCAGCTTCATACAACGCAGCTACATCCACAGGAACTGACTCATTTACACTAAGTGACGTCGCCTCCTCAATTTCACGTATGTCTAAGCACGGATACAATGCAACACACATGTTCATTAATCCAGCTCAATACGAGAATATGTTGAAGATGGCAGATTTCGCAAGTATCTTTACTACAGCTCAATCAGTTGCAGTAGCAGATGGTGGAAATGTTATGCCTACCGCCGCAGGAAGTAATCCATTCGGTTCAATGTTATCAACAGGAGGACTAGTAGGACAACTCTACGGTCTAAACGTTGTAGTGAACGCATGGGTTCCAAGCGGAAGATTTGGTGTCTTTGACCTTTCCGTTAAGCCAATGGCTTACGTAGAGAGAAGACCATTGACTGTAGAAGAAGCAAATCCGGGATTCGGAATTGTTGGTTCTTACATGTCCATGAGATACGGATTGAAGGTCGTTAGACCAGAAGCCGGTCAAATCGTCATCAGTTAAAGTTAATTGTTTAATTTTAATAGATAAGGTCCGAGGGGAACCTTAATCCCCTCACTAAGATTTAGGATTATTTTTTATGCCGTCTTACCGTAGAGTACTAAACAGTTTACCCCACAATGCAGTGGGAAAAAAGAGGATTCAAGAAATAGAATCTATTACTCAGGGAACACAAGGTACACAAGGTAGACAAGGTACTGGAGGAACCGGTGCACAAGGTTCTACTGGTACACAAGGAACAACTGGTACTCAAGGTTCTCAAGGTAGACAAGGAGTACAAGGGCGTCAAGGTACGGATGGTGAACAAGGTACTGACGGAGAACAAGGTACTGACGGAGAACAAGGTATACAAGGAAGACAAGGAGAACAAGGTCGTCAAGGTGTACAAGGACGTCAAGGAGATGTTGGTACAACTGGTAATCAAGGAACTACAGGTGAACAAGGTACTGACGGAGAACAAGGTATACAAGGAAGACAAGGAGAACAAGGTCGTCAAGGTGTACAGGGACGTCAAGGAGATGTTGGTACAACTGGTAATCAAGGTACTGATGGGACTCAAGGTACTGATGGGACAACCGGTAATCAAGGAACTACTGGTACTGGAAACCAAGGTACTGACGGAGAACAAGGTATACAAGGACGTCAAGGAAATACCGGTGGTGGCGGCGGTGGTGGTACTCAAGGAACTACAGGTGAACAAGGTACTGACGGAGAACAAGGTATACAAGGAGAACAAGGTCGTCAAGGTGTACAGGGACGTCAAGGTGAACAAGGACGTCAAGGTATTCAAGGAGAAAAAGGAGATACTGGTGATACTGGAGGTGTAGGTAACCAAGGTACAACTGGTACTCAAGGAACTACTGGTACAACTGGTAATCAAGGAACTACTGGTACAACTGGTAATCAAGGTACGGATGGAGAACAAGGTACTGATGGTGAACAAGGTATACAAGGACGTCAAGGTGAACAAGGACGTCAAGGTATTCAAGGAGAAAAAGGAGATACTGGTAACACAGGTAATACAGGTAATCAAGGTACTGATGGAGAACAAGGCACTGACGGTGAACAAGGTACACAAGGACGTCAGGGTGTTCAAGGTAGACAAGGAAATGTTGGTACTACAGGTAATCAAGGTACTGATGGTTCTGATGGTGGTACTGGAAACCAAGGTACTGATGGAGAACAAGGTGCACAAGGAAGACAAGGAGAACAAGGTCGTCAAGGCGTTCAAGGTAGACAAGGAAATGTTGGTACTACAGGTAATCAAGGTACTGATGGTTCTGATGGTGGTACTGGAAACCAAGGAACTACTGGAGAACAAGGCACACAAGGTCGACAAGGTACACAAGGACGTCAGGGTGTTCAAGGCAGACAAGGTAACACAGGTTCACAAGGTACTGATGGATTGTTTGGTGGTAATAGTATAGAATTTAATTATAGTAGTTTTGATATTAGTGCTGGTTCACCCGGTGCAACTAACTTTGGATTTAACCTTACGTTACCCGGTGGTGGTGGTGTTCCTAATTATGGTTTAATAAGTAAAGTAGGTATTTCAGATTTAGATATTAACTCTGTAGATGTTAGTGCTTGGAACGATTCATTAGATGATGGAACAGGTGCAGTGAGAGGTCATTTAAGAATATTTAAAACAGATGATTCTACTACATGGGTTACATTTAATATTACGGGTGCAAATGTAGCAGGTGGTGGTGGTTCCACTGCTTATGAAGAAGTTCAAGTTCAATATGTAGCTAATAGTAGTTATTTTAGTAATGGTGATGATTGTGTTATAACATTTGTACAAGCTGGTAACCAAGGTACACAAGGTACTGCTGGTGGTGGCGGTGGTGGTGGTACTCAAGGTTCTCAGGGTAGACAAGGAACTATTGGAGAACAAGGTACACAAGGTCGTCAAGGCGAACAAGGTCGTCAGGGTGTACAAGGTAGGCAAGGAGAAAAGGGAGATACAGGAAATACAGGAACTACAGGTAATACAGGTAACCAAGGTACAATCGGTAATCAAGGAACTACTGGTACTGGAAATCAAGGTACTGATGGGGAACAAGGAATACAAGGAAGACAAGGTAATGCTGGTGGCGGTGGTGGTGGTGGTACTCAAGGAACTACCGGTGAACAAGGTACTGACGGAGAACAAGGCACACAAGGTCGTCAAGGTGAACAAGGTCGTCAGGGTGTACAAGGACGTCAAGGTATTCAAGGAGAAAAGGGAGATACTGGTAATACAGGTAATACAGGTAATACCGGTAACCAAGGAACTACTGGAGAACAAGGCACACAAGGTCGTCAAGGTACACAAGGACGTCAGGGTGTTCAAGGCAGACAAGGAACTACAGGTACTGGTAATCAAGGAACTACAGGTAATACAGGAACTCAGGGAAGTACAGGAACTACTGGAAATCAAGGTAATCAAGGAACTACAGGAGCAACCGGTGGCGGTGGTGGTGGAGGTACTACTATTTCACACGCAGGTGCAGGTGGTTCAGCACTAACAGACATTGGTGGAGGTCCTATAACATATTTCCCATCTGGAGCACCTGTAGAAATGTATGACATGGCAACCGTAGGTGTACCTAATGGATATTTAACTGCTACAGTAGGCGGTGCTTTACGTGCTTGGCCTTCATGGTCACCATAATCATAGAAACCTTTAAATACTATTACTGTTTATTTTTATAATATATACAACGTATGGCGCGAGCCAGCGAAGTGAGGTATACAATATGGCAAATTTTAAATCAGCAGTACTAACCACAGGCACTTATACAGGAAGCTCTACTTCTCAAGTAGAACTCATAAGTCCAGTGAACGTTAAAAACGAAGACCGTTTATCATTTCAATTTATAAATAATGATACTACAGGAACTAATACAGATGTAATTCAAGTTTGGGGTAGATTAGCTACCACATCTGGAACTTTAGCAGATGCTGGAGAATGGACGCAGATAGGAGATAATATTGTGGTAAGTGGCTCAACAAGTTCACTTAAAGCAATCTCTACAACTGGATTATACTGGTGTGGAGTTACAATTAATCCTGACGCTACACATGCTTCTTTATCCCATGATTGGGCAATGCTAAGACAGGCTTAGGTTAGATGGCCACTAATACTTGGACTGGTGGTACATCAACTGCTTGGAACAATGCAGGTAATTGGTCACAATCAAATTGGCCGGGAGACACAGGACATTTAGATGATGATGTGGTAATTCCAGACACTACGGGTCTAAGTAACGCACCTACACTTCACGCTTCAATAACTGTCAATTCGTTATCTATATTAACAGATGCAACTATTACTGGAGGAGGTAATGTAATAACAGTCTCTGAAAAAAGTACTGCGAGTGGTGCAGGCACTTACTCTGTTTATAATAACGGAACAATTTCAGGTAATTTAGATTTAATAATTGCTACAACTAGTAATAATTTAATAAGGTTAATGGGTTCTTCTGGAAACTGTTTTCAAAAAGTTACATTTAGTAGTGCAGTGACATCCGAATATGTACAGAATGCTTATGTAGAAGATTTAGCAGTTAATGCCGGTACATTTACACATTATTCTTCATCTTACACACTTACTGTAGAAAAATCTTGTAGTGTTGGTAACGCAGGAAATCTTAATTTAGGTAGTGCTACCGTTTCACTAGGTACACTAAGTGTAACAAACAGTGCAAGTGCAACTTTGAGTTTTTCAAGTGCTACAACAACGATTACCTTAAATCCAAATTCAACACACCCAACGTGGGGTTTTGGTTTAGGTTCTGCTGCTACTGTTAATATGAGTGGCGGAACAATTAAGTTTGCTAAAGTAGATTCTGGTACTAGATATTTGCAGATGGGAGCTGAAGGTGTTCACGTACTTAATAACGTAATTGTAGATACTAATTATGATATACCTTGGGCAGGATTTTTTGAAGCAGCTTCTTTAGATATTCAAGATGGTAATTTAAATTCTTACGGAGGTTCTACAGGTATAACTATTACCGGTAATCTGACAGTAGGAAATGGCACTGATGTAGCATTATTGGGTTACACTGATGACTCTAATGGATTTCACGACCAAAAGTTTGGAGCCGTGGATATCGCGGCTAATGGTACACTTAAATCGTCAAACCAAACAATGAGCATCACATCAGGTAACTTTAATAACACTGGTACATTTACACACAATGATGGTATGGTTAAATTTACACACGCCACTAATACTCAAAATATGCAGAGTGCAGGTACAGCAGAACCTACTTTTTATAAATTAGATAATGCCCAACCAGCCGTGGGTGGTGCATCGGTAGTTGTGTGGAAAAGTATTACAGTAATTCACACCTTAAGCCAAAGTGGAGGTAGATACTTTCAATTTAAAGGAGACCAAGGCAGCCTTACAGTTACTCTTGGTAGTTCAACAGTAGCCTGTACCGTAACAGAAGGTAACAGGTGCTTAGCTACCCTTTCAGGAGCAGGACCGGTTAACATTTACGGTGCTGACCAATCAAAACCATTTGTAATAACAACAGGTGGACCAAATCACGCTTGTACTGAGGTACATTATAAGTGGGGAGATTACACATCAGAGACTTTCAACACACAACACAACATCACTATAGATGGAGATATGAAGTTTGGTGCTTTTAATGTTAATGCTGGAGATGAATTAGATATTAATGGACAGAGGGTTCATTTTGGTGGAGCTCTACAAAACAGTGGAGCCATAAAATCAACAGGTGGAGGTTTGATTATTGCTGAT